GCATCTGTACTACTTCTTCTAAGGACTTGCCTTGGTACTTCTCTGGTACTGTAGGTTCTTCTACTTGAGGTTGCTCAACTTCATGTTGAATCTCTTGTTCTTCGTTTTCTATGGTTTCTTCTGCATTTGCCTCTTCAGGTTGCATGTCAACCATCGTCGCTTTAGACATAATTAAACTCCGTGAACTTAGTCATTATGGAGATGAGTTTGATCTACCTGCTTGTTCGTGTTCTTTTACCCACTTCATGTGTCTACCGGGAAAGTCCCCAGTGTGTCCATCAAGTATAAAAGCCGGGGCAGACAGCATTTTTGTAGCACTGGCACCACACTTGCACCTACTTACTTTGGTGCCAGAGTCTACGAACTGTTCATATACGTGTCCGTTGTCACAACGAAAGTCGTATACTTTAATCATCTACTTCTTCTTCCTCTTCAGCTTGATCTCTAGCTGCTTCAATAGTTGCCTGTAAGTTAATTACAGAAGCTAAAGATGCAACTTGACCCTTCCTAAATAAGAAGTCTTCAGTGTCCTTAACTGTCTGAATGTCAGCTAAAGTTACTGCATTAGTGGAAAGCTCTTGAATGAGTTGTTTGAAACCTTCAGAATTGAAGAGTTCGTTGTAGTTGTTGAAGTAAGTTTCAAGCTCAGGCTTCATAGTTTCCCTTTGTTTATACTACAGTTATAGTATAGCATGTTTTTAGTTAAAAGTCAAGTATTATTTAGTAGCCTTTTTTCATAGGCTTTTTCTTGGGTTTGGGCTTAGATTTAGCCTTTGGTTTTGCTGGTTTAGACTTGTACATCATAGCTTTCTCCTTAGCTGTTTTAGAAAGTTCGTCTAAGTGGAACAGTTTTTTAGAAGTTGCACCATGAGAAGCACCTGAATGTACTTCACCATTGGGCATCTTGTGGGTCTTGCCTGTGTGTTTTGTTCCGTCTCTGAAGTAATGTGGTACGCCTCTAGCCATCACTTCTTCCTCTTTTTGGCTGTTTTGGCTGCTTGTTTGAAAGCTTTTGCTGTGGGTGCACCTTTGGAACCCGGTTTACGCATCTTCTCCTTGCTACCTGCTGCGATACGCTTACGTTTAGCGTGGATGTTTTCATATAGACCTGCCACTACCACTTCTCCTTGTTTGCCCAGTACGCTGCTGACATCTTACCTTTTGCAATATTCTTTGCATGACGAGCTTTAAATGACTTGCGTCTGGCTTTATCTTTCTCAGACTTAGGGGCTTTACCCGCACCGCTGACTCCCTGTTGTCCAAACCTAATAGTTTTAACCTTGTCACCTTCTTTGGCAACTACTACGTGCGACTTAGTGGGATGATTAGGAGTCCTCTTCGGCTTGTTGTAGCCGCTTACTCCTGCTCTTTCCAGTCTTGGGTCCTTCTCCCTTGGCATTATTGATTTCCTCTATTTGGCGTTTCAAGTCCTCTAACTGCGCCCAACGGGGTTGGAGAAACTTGTCTACTTGGCTCAGGAGAACTTGGAGTTCTTTGTCTGTCAACATTTTCTTTACCTTTAATTTGTCGTTCTTTTAGAAGAGTGTCTGCAACACGCATACGGCGTTCAAACTCTTTGTCTTCTGCGTCTCCTTCACGGAGGTTCCTAGTGACTGCATTGATACGGTCAATCTCTAGCTCCATAGGTACAGCCTGTGCCTCAGCAGCCAGCTTAGAAGCCCTAGCAGCAGACTCTTGAGCCTGTGCGCCTAGTGCTGCTGTCTGGGACTGCTGGAACTCAAGCTGAGCCTGTTGTGCTGCCTGTGCCATCTGCTGTGCTTCTGGGTTAGGCTGCATCGCTTGTTGCATTGCTGCAATAAGTTCTTCACGGTTAGACAAGTTCATGTTGTCTATGATGGACTGGATCAGCGTGTTGTACAACGGTGAGTCTTTTTGCATAGTCTGTAGTAGTTGTACAAGCTGTGTGACTTCGTATTCCCTTGCGATGATACCTAGGCTGCTAGTAGCGTTGAACTTGTAGTCAGCAACAGGGTAGTTCTCAGGGTCAAACTGCATGTAACGGTAGGCTGCCTTCTTGACAAAAGGTATCAGGAAGGATTGTTGGAAGTTAATCAGTGTACGCTTATGGCGCTTAATGATAGCACCAAGAGACATACTAATGCCAGCAGCCGTTGCTTCTCCATTGACTGAACCCGCAATGCCAGCAGAGTCCACGGCACCAGTAGCCTGTTGTACCATCTGCTGCAAAGCACTTGCCTGTGCAAAAGTGATCTGACTGACCTGACCAAAGTTAAACGGTTGTAGAACTTCACGAGGATCTCCACTGGTTAGAATCATTTTACCCGGACGTACTTCAGGTTTAGCACCTCGTGGTAACCTAGTGGCGTCCACAGCCAGCATGGGATGAATCGTGAGGCTCAGGGCGTCAATCCTAGCTCGTAACTCAGTGTCAAGAGCTTTCTGTGAGTTGTAACCTTTTTCACACACGCCACGACCCCAGAACCTTCCGGGTACTACGTCCCACGGGAAAGCAACTACAGGTCTGTCCTGCATCATGTAAGGGTTAGCCTCTGCTTTCAACAGGACTCCACCATTGGCAATCACAACTACTGCTTCTACGTACTTAGAGTTAGGCTTGCTTTCCGAAAGTTCTACTACTTCTGTTTCTTCTTCGTCTTCTTCTTTTGTAGCGTTTTCTAGTAGTTCTCGTGGCACTAAGCCGTAGTACTTCGTCAGACGAACTTTGTCGTCACTAAAGACTGTGATGTCTTGGTCAGGCTCTAAGTCAGAGTCCGGCGCTGCCGTACCTACGTACACGTCCCTGTACACGCCCTGTTCCTGCAGCAGCTCTACCTGATGTAAGCTTACGAACTCGTCAATGGCTACACCCATGGCTTCTTCAATGCTGGTGGCTACAGGGTCAATTAGGAAGTTCTGAGGCATCACGGGCTTGAGTTTAACCTTGACTCGCTCCATGATGTTGACACCGACTGCCTGTAAGTCACCACCCATGATGGGCTGTGTGGCCGGTGCCATCTCTTTCATTTCCTCAATAACAACCTCACCAATACCTACGCCAAACACGGCTGCATTGATGAGACACTCTGCTACTGCTTTACGAACCTTGCAGTCCTCAAAGTCTTCCGTAAGTTTATTACGTAGGAACAACACGTCCTGCTTCTGGGTATCACCCATGTTGTCACTTACGTCAAACCACTTGCCACGTCCAAAGGTGGCTTCTTCCATCTCAGCTACATTGGACTCTACTGCTTGCTGCAACGCAGGTGAGATGATTCTGGATCTTTCCGAAGCTCTGTCGGAGTCAGCAGGGTCCCAGATGCCCCGCCAAAGTCTGTAGTACTCGTCAAAACGTGCCTCATAGTTTGACTCGTAGTGGTCACGCCAGTCTTCACACTTAGTAATTACCCAGTCTTCAATAGATTCTTCTATCAACAAAGGGTCCTGCTCAAATATTTCACTCATGTTAGTATCCTGCTACTACGTCTAAAATTTCATGGTTGTCTATTTCGTAGTCATAGTCGTACGCTACGTTTGCCAGTTGATCTATGTAAGCTAAAGCGTCAACCAAGTCGTCGTGAGTTAGTGGGTCCGGGAACTGAAATAGTTGGTCCAAGAACCTAGAGTTCCACTCGCCTCTGTTGAGTGTCACAAAGCCATTCTCAAACCTACCCTGTAACGCCCACATCACTCTGTCAGTCTTCTTCTTGTTACCGTGGGTCAACTCTTCAACCCTAAAGAACGTCCCGTAGCGCCTCTGTAAGTCCGTTAGAGGAGACATTACTGCTTGCTTTGCTATGCCTCTTTCGATACCAACACTAACGGGCCTGTAGTCTCTAACAGCCTGAAATATTTTGGCTGCTGTCTCGTCAAGGCTCCATCTCCCGTAAATAATATTGTCAACGTACCAACCATTAGGATTAACCTTGACCACGGCAATGGCTGTTTCGTCCAGTTTAGCATTTTTAGTACGCTTCTTGTTGACTTCTTCAAAACCTGCCAAGTCAACTGCAATGTAGTAGTCTCCTTCGTCAATACCTTCGTCGTCGAACTTTACCCAGTCCTCTTTAAACATTTCTGACCCACGAGCTTCAAATGACGCCATAAACTCCTGACGAAACGCATAGCTTGACATAGACTTCTTAGCAATGTCGATTTCTTCCGGGTCAAGCAACGGGTTGTCATAGGAAGTAAAGTGCCATGCTTTGTAAGTCTCGTCGTCACCTAAGTCTGCGTACTTGTACAACTCGTAGAAGTGGTTGCGACCCATGGGCGTACCTATGAACATAGCGCAGCCCTTTTGGTCAGCCAAAGCAGGTCTAAGTATCTGCTCAAATACGTCAGGCTTCATGTCTGCGTACTCGTCCAACACTAGGAACTTCAGTGACACACCACGCATAGTCTCTGGTCTGTCGGCACCCTTGAGGCTGATGGTGGCACCGTTGACCAGCTTGATCTGCAAGTTGTTAATGTGGCTGCCTGAGATTACAGGGTGACCTAGTTCCAACAGAGTCTGCCACATGATGTCTCTGGCCTGACCCTGTGTTGGAGCTACGTAGAACACCTGCCCACGTTCAGTCTGCAAAGCATTAACAATTAGCAGCCAAGCAGCAAGCCTTGACTTACCTGTACGTCTACCTGCTGCTACTATCTTAAATCTAGCATCGTCAGCCCACACTTCCTGCTGCCAAGGCAGTAACTGGATGTCTAGGTCCGTCAAAAGTTAAGCCTTG